AGGCCACCTATGCTATTCTCCATTCATTTAATATTTGATTGCCGATATTCATCAATTCATCTCTATCGACAGTATTAATTATCTTTCGTGGTTTGATATATGGTCGCCATATTAAAAGCATTGAACCTTTGTTATTTCCATTTTTAGCTTTATCAGTTTCTGCTTTAATAAAGCTAATTCTTCCTCCTGTAATTAATCTAACTTCATCAACTGTTTCTAACGCTGAATTAAACCATCCGACAGAAGTGTCCGATGGAATTAACATCACGACAGGCTGTAATTGCTTTTTACATTGCTCAGCGGCTTTATTAATCCATGGCTGAATATCGGAGTAGGGAGGGTTAATCCAAATAGCACCATAACTTTCCCAATCACAATTTAGCGAGTCGTCTTTTTCGGTGAGATAATGAGTGCAAAGATGGTTATTTTTATCAGCGGCGGCATCTAGATAGAAACCGAATTCAGCGTCCAATGCTGTAAATAAAGGTAGGGGAGTTTGCCATCTATCACGCAATTCCTTTGGTGTATGGCTACCTCCGTAATCAGCCTTCATGGCTATAACCTATGGGCTTGCGCTGAAATGTTACCTAGCTTATTTCTCTTTACCCATACTTTCATTTTCGGTCTTGTGTAAACGCAATCACTATGACCTCTTTCAATAAAATCTGCTACACACCTGCTAGCATAAATTAATAACCCTATCTCGTTTGGCCTGTTTAATGTTAGGTTAACTCTCATCTGAAAACCTCTCCACACTTAATTTCAACATCCCGCACCATCATTATCTGCATAGCACGGCTCTCGCATTCTTGCTGTGTGTATATTTGCTCTGTAACAGGCACAGCAGAACCCTGTATTAGCATGAGTAATACATATCCGATTATTTGCATGGTTATTTAATCTATTGAATTACAGTAATAAACATCCCGCATTGATTACATTCATATTCATTTGCATCACGACCGTTATCTGTCCATTCATTAGCACCACATTTACATGTTAGCCAATATTTTTCGAATGTTGGTTTACTCTGTAATTTAAATGGTCTATTTGAAAACTTATTGTCTCCATCACGCATGTATGATTGCACGGGGAATTTAATTATATTTCCATTCCACTTTGAGAATTTGAATATCACTTCAATTTCGAAGCTATTATTCATTTTTTATTTTCACTCCGTTGCTGATTAATATGTTTTCGCAATCATCAATTGCTCTTTCATAACCGTTATCAAATTGCTGAAATCCGCTATAATTTTTACGCTCTGGCAATTCAATCTCCAAACTCTCGCGTGATGCTTTCCATACCATCCACATAATCGGAATGGACGCTTTTAACCAAGGAAAGCCGCCATCATTTATAAAAGCTTCAAATTGCTGCCTTGATTTATCCATCACTCCACCTTTTTAAATTCAATAACCCACACCCACGGGTTAGCAGCCCAATTATCCTCTCCATATATATCAATCCATACCTGAGCGAACCATGAGCGCGAAAAGTCATGGAAACCATATTCACGGGACACAATGTCAATAGACGGGTGGCTTGGTGGTGCGCCTTCTTTCATCGAGTCTTGCTGTGATATTTCTTGAATCTGTTGCAGCCAAACATCAGTAATTTCAATTTTCCCTTTGATATTACCGTCTTTGTCCGCAACGTTAATGATGTCGCCAATCTCACCATACGGGCAATCAACATCAACAAATCCATGGCGCCACGCTGCACACACTTGCTCTGACAAGGTGTAACCTTCCTGCCATGCACCAAACTTGCGTAACTCTTCCTCGGTTACTTTTGGCTGTGGCTCAATCGGTCTACGTGTCTGCGTTTTCTTACCATCCATGACAGCGGCTAACATTGCATCGTTAAACTTGATTCTGTCTTTCATATTCACTCCTCTTATTGCATCTATTTAATCGATATGATTAAAATAATTCATCATTGTTTTTAATTTATAACCTATAGTTAATTTGAACTTTCTAATTATTTTTGTAGTCCTCGCCGATGCTTCCTGTGTCGGCATTTTTTTATTCATTGCATCCATTTAATCGCTAGGATTAAAACGTTTCATGGCAAACACTTATTTACCTTCTACACTTAACCCCGAAAGAGTAGTAACAAGCTGTGCAATTTTCGCCGACCTCCCTGTGTCGGCATTTTTTTATCTAGCTTCCTTGCTAAATTCCATGCCTTAACTATTCTTAAACTGCATACACAGATAAATTATAAGCTTCATTCCTGCACGTCCCCTTGCCGTCCGCGCCGTGGCGGCATTTTTTATTCATTGCATCCCTGCGAGTTAAATTAAGCCGTTGGGTCTACTAGCTCATACGCATCATTAACGTGATCTTGCTCTACTGCATAATAAGTACCGCTTCCATCAAATTCACATTCTTCGCAATTGCGGTAAATATCAGTAATGGCTTTCTTCAACTTCGCGTTTTCTTCTTTCAGTTGGCCTATCTGCGTAGCCAATTCAATTTTTTGTATCTTCTGCTCAATAGTCATATCTATCTCCTGTTTGCATCCTTGCAAATATTCCATGAGTTAATTGATGTTTTTCTTTATTAAGTAAGAAAGAAAGCGTAATGCGCGCTGATAGAATTCTGGTCTATCATCCCAAATATTGTAGCCAGAATACCCTGTGTCGGATTCATACGGCTCAGATGGGTACTTCTTGAATATTCGCGCTTTGGCTTCGGCTTTTATTGCAGCTTCCTTGCTGAAATATCGCCTATTCCTAGTCGGCGAGTAATAGACTTTCACCACCTCGGTAGTTACAGGCATGGTTATATCCTTTGGTTAAATCACATAAATAGCGTGGCGTGGGTAGGGTAGTCCGATAGGAGCGAAGGGAATATTGTCATCCCAATCCATCGGTGGCTCATTCTGCGGTGCTTGTTGCTGTGGCTGCTGAGGTTGTCGCGCTGGCTGCTGGCTTCCTGCCTGATTGCCGTTACCACCTAGCATTTGCATAGACCCGCCGATATTTACCACCACTTCCGTTGTGTATCGGTCTTGACCGCTTTGGTCTTGCCATTTACGCGTTTGCAAAGAACCTTCGATATAGACTTGTGAGCCTTTTTTCAGGTATTCACCTGCAGCTTCAGCTAACTTGCCGAAGATGCACACTCGATGCCACTCTGTTTTCTCCCGCATTTCTCCTGATTGCTTATCACGCCACGATTCCGATGTGGCTAGTGTAAGATTCGCTACTGCGCCACCTGCTGGCATGTACCGAATTTCAGGGTCTTGGCCTAAGTGACCAATGAGGATTACCTTGTTCACTCCGCGACTAGCCATCAGTTCCTACCTCCTCATACTCTCCCTCAAAAATAGTGGCGTGATCCTGTTCTATATTAGCCTCTGCCTTTTCATCCAGAACGACAGCTTTTTGCATCTCGATAGATACGGGGAGATATTTAAATAAACGACGAATAACAGTTTTCTTTGCCATTTCTTCCCAGTGAGAAACCCATGGACCGTTTTGGCCAGCCTTGCTAGATGCTCTGACTTTCTCAACTTGGTTATACGTCATTACTTCAAACTGAACACCGCCATCTTTTAATCTCGCCACTGCGTACACGTGTGTAATAGGTGAATCTTCATTTTCACTAGGTGTGTGAGTTAGGTCCTCATTAAGCCCGTACTCAAAGTGAAAGTTATCACCTTGTCTTACTGTTCTAGCTGAAATGCTGATTATTTGGTTTGAGCGGCGGGCTAAATCAATCATCCCTCTATAGCCAATGATTAACTGTACGTTTGATTGCCCTGATTTAGCTTTCCCGTTACCAAAAGGGAGCAGGTAGGCATGACCCAAAGCGTTGCCAGGTTCTAACCCTAATTGTGAGCACTGAACAACAGCACCAACAAAGCTTTGCATATCACAAGTGGCTAGTGCAGGTGTTTTGCGAATCTCTGTTGTTACAATGCGAATCATGCGGTCAGGTGTCATGTGGCGAGGCAGGGCGGCAGCTAATTGGGCTTTCATGCTTGGCTGATTAATGAACTGAATTAGTTGCTGGTCCTTAGTTTTAACTTTAACCTCTGTTCCTTGAGTTTTTTGCAAATCAGATTGAGCTAGCGGTGGGTTACTCATTCCTTAATTCCTTAGCCCAACGGGGCAGTGATAGTGTGCGTATGCCTGCCCACTCATCCGTTTTTAGGCATTCGGCATACGTTAGTAAATTATGTTTATATGCAGTGCGACCTGCTGATTTAGCCTCTTCACTCATAACATACGTTCTTACTGGGTATTTTCCGCAGTCAATTTTCGTACTGACCACTAAAAACAGAAATGTTGGTGTTATTCCAGTTACTTCCTTGTAACCATCAGAATAGAAGGCGTCCTGAACGTGATAGCGGTAGTTGTAATATTCGTAATCAAATTTTTCTATGTCGCCAGAGCTTTTTACGTCAACGATATAATTATGTGCTGTTATGATCCGGTCAGGTCTGCACCTGCAAAGAACATCCGTTTCTTTGTCGGTCCAGTAAATACTACTTTCTGATACTCCATCAGCTTCCAAGCACCATTTAGCTATCGGGTGAGCTAGTGCGCTATCTCTCATAATCATTAACTTCCTGTTATCGTCATGAGTGATAGGGGTTATCCCTTCCTTTTCGCACATATCAAAGAACTCCTTTTCTTTCTCTTTCCCTGCGTTGGTCCGTCTGTTTACGTCAGGACCTATTTTGTATCGTTTGTGGTACTCGTCAGGCTCAAGCAATAAGCAATGAAGCGCGGTTCCAATTTCCAGCGGTTTTATTTTTTCTTCGTCAACAGGAGCTTCCTTGCTCCAAATATATTCAGCTGGCATTTCGTTTATAAGGTCCAACTGCGATTTACTTATACCTAATCCATGGTGATAGTCCTCATTTGAAATGTCGTAATAAATACCTTCTTTCATTGATGAAATCTCTCTTCTTTCGCAGCCTCAAAAAAAGCATTCCATGCTTCATCTGATTCTTGAGTCGTCATTTTCCGTATGACCGATGAGGGAAGGGCATCATAAAACCGCTGAGCCATTTCATTAGTTAGCTCATCATCCTGATTTGCTAGGTGCTCACGGTCTGGAATTGTGACGAAGTTTTCATACTCTGAAATTCTCATGCTGCGTCCTCATGCAGTTCCCTGAGTATCTTCTCCAACAGTTCCTTTGTTGGGCTCAAAGATAAAATCAATGACTCCATGTCTTTTGATTCAATAAGCGTGTTGCTGTCAAAGTCGATAATTACGCGAGTGGATTGATGTGCCGCTGGTTCCGTTAGCGTGCTTATCTTTCCAGACTCCAGAATTAACCTGTTCATTCAGGCCTCCCGTAACTTGCTTTGAGAAATTCCATTGCTAACCACCAAACATCATCACAACGTTGGCTTATAGCTATTCGCGCCTGAGCCTGCGCCAGACGTAAGAAGTGTTTGTCGATTTGCATTTTTTATCTCGTTAATAGAGGTAATAGAATTGCAGTCATTATGATTAATGCTGCGTAGTAATAGTTATCGCCCATGTGATTACCTCACATAGTTATTTAAAGTGTTCTGGTGTTGGTGCGGTGGGTTACTGCTGACCGAGGGCTTTTGCGATTGCTTGTCTGGCTTTTTCTTCTACGTCGATTGCATGACCAAGATAAAAACCATCTGCTGTTGCTTCTACGCCAATATTGTTTGCAACTTCAATGTATTTAGCCAATGATTGTTGTATTGATTGTAAAGCCTCTAACAACTCTGGTGCTGCTGCGATTAGGTTTGCATTGGCTTGTTTTGTCTCAATTCCAATATCCTTACTCGCACCTTCATCATCCCAGTGCTCAAATCCTTTTTCGTGCCACCTACATAAAATTGCATGACGGCGAACATCGGCAAAAATAAACTGCGCAGAGTCCATTATTGAGTGCCCGCTATCGCTAATTATCCAAGGCGCTGGTGTGTGCTTAAATTCCATATCACCCCCTAGCCTTTAACATTGCATCTGCCAGCCTATAGGCCTCAGTGGCGAATTCATCTTCTGACCAGTTGTGATACACGCCCTGAGTTGCCGCATCGTTGTATATGCCGATGATTACAGCATTTAGCGCTTTAGCAGCGAAATAATCACGTAAACTCATGCCAGTATCAGTGCCATGTAACTCTGTTGCTGGAATTGGAAAAGCCGCTCCACCTGTTTTATCTGTCATACTCTCTCCCAAACTATTTCATCAGCCCGTATTCATAATTGATATTGTTAAGGCTTTCTCTGTCTGACTCTAGGTAGTAATCCCATTGTTCTTGGTCTTTATGCTCCATGACCAACTGCCAATGCCATCCTATTTTTGATTTAACTCTGCGAACTTTTCTTATTACAGTGTCGTCGCAATCAAATATGACGCCATAGCCACTACCAAGCCCACTACGCAGCACACCAAGCTCAACACTAACAACTCTAAATAACTTCGGCATGGGTAGCTTTCCACTGTGAAAATCATCTATTGTCATACTCCCTCCGTTATTAACTAAACACAATGCTAGCCTTTGGTTACTGTGTAGCCTTCACGCTCAAGGTGTTTGATAATATTTTGCCTGCTAATTGCCGTTCTGAGGACTTCATTTTGATGTTTTTCTGGAATTGAAATATCTGTCACATCAGTAACTGCTACACATATAACTTCAACTCCAGAGCTGCAAGAAATGTCAGAACAGAAAAACGTAATATCCATCTCTATCTCCTATCTATTAATCAACTCACCGACCTAACTTTCTAGGCTTTCGTCATATTCCCAGTTTTCGTTATATCCATATTCACGAGGATTACTGTCTGGATGATTTAATTTAAAAGCGAACTCTGTCCATTTGCGCTTTTCTTCATCGGTCTGCTCATTCCATGATGGTGCGATGCTTTCAACGATGATTTCGCCATTTTTGATTGTGTAGTAACCACAATTACTGCCAGTATCTTCATCGGCATAATTAACTGTGATTTCTTCATTTGGGAATTTCTGAGAGAGCGACTTTAATGCAGGGAAGGGGTGAGACCATGCGGTTTCAAATGAGACTTTATTGTCTGATTCTTTAGATGAATTATAAGCACCCCATTTTGTTCCCCATACATTTCTAGCGAAATCCATGCTGTGATAAAAACCGTGTTTACGCTTATTCCTCATCATGCAGACAAACTGTTCAAAGCTTTCATCTGTCATGTTTAGAGCATTAGCCTCACGTCTATTTGATGCTTCTAGCCTTGCAAAGAAATGGCTTTCACTTAACTTTTCTCTGCACATAAGCTTCGCAGCGGTTTCAGCGTCACCATAAAACCCGCTTGCGCCATTGATACTTAAATCATCTGGCATGGGGTTGATTACTTTGAAGTCTACAAATCCATCGTCATTAAGCATCGCGTTAATTACTACAGGATTGGCTTCAACAATGTTTGTTACATGATTTGGCATGTGAAATTCCTTTTGTTTGTTTAATCAACTCACCACAGCCCACCTTGATGGACTGTAATTAGTTAACTAAATGGCTTTCTTGGCTGGAAGTTGAATCTATGCCAACCGTCTGTTAATTCTATTTTCTCGTAGCCGTCATTGCCTTTATGGTCTGCAATTCCAAGTTCTACAGCGTATGAGTGTAGATTGTGGCGGCGTTTTATTTGCTCCATGCCGATCCAATTCAAATCAGTGTTGCGTTTCTGTGCTTGCTTTGGTGTCAATTCCAAGCTGTTAACAGCACTCAATTTTTGCTGGCGTGCGATGTCTTTTTTCATGTCTCGCAAGATGCTAATCATGTGGTCTATACGCTCAATGTCGTTCATCTTTAACCTCGTGTCGTAACACTTCCATCACTCATAATCGGCTTTGCTTAGCCGTGGTTGCTTGCGTGTGTCTGGTGCTGATTTGAGCTTCTTCAGCTCAACGATTATCTGCGCCATAACATCGAATGAATTAACCTTCCGTGATTCTTCTTTACGCTGTTCCATGCGCTTCTCTTTCCTGCGTAATTTATAACGCTGTCTTGAGTTCATAATAAAATCCTCAGTTAGTTAACTTTGGTGATTGGTGGTAGGCGCTGAACTCCTACACATTCGCCTGTTCAGGGCGAAACCAGCCTCCTCTGAGGAGCTTCCCGTCCACACTTCATAGCGTGGAAACTTCTCTCGCATCAGCCTGCGCATTCACCAATCCCAAAGCTAACTTCACTTTGGCCTCCCGTTTCCAAGGAGGAAGCTAAATTATTAAAGAGCATAAGGCGTATATTTCATGTTGCTTGCCTTTGATGGAATTAAATGTATACGATTCGTAGATGGTTGTAAATACAAAATGTAGACTTTGTTTGCATAACGGTGTCAACTATTTGTATTTTCAGGTAATTTATTTTCAAAAATTATTTATCTTGCGAGGAAAATCACACGATATAGCGAAACCTATGCTAAATTGTCGTAAAACTCGGGAGGATTTATGAATTTAGATGACGATAAAGTAGTGAAAGTGGTAATGGAAGTGGGCGGCGCGGTGTTTAGACTACTGGATAATACCGACACCATCACCAAAGAAATGATCATTGATGAACTTGAGCGATACCGTAAAGAGGTAACGAACACGCTACATAAAGGCGCTTTGCGTGATGCTGCTCAAGTGGTTAGAAGTATGGGGAAGATTGGATAGGGCGCAAAAAAGCCCTCGCGGGGAGGGCTATTTAGAATTACTTATCAAATTCGAAGGGATCTTTATTGAAATCTATGAAAGGTACTTCTATATCTTTGTAGCCAGACATTGCTAATACATTGTCTAGATAGATTTTTATATAAGGAAAGGCAATCGCTGGAGCATTTTTCTTTGCAGTTACAGAATCGTTAAATTCTTCTGTAACTTCCTCACTCAATGCAAAGTAAAAATCGTAATCCATTGATACAGATACTTTATCTTTAACATTCAAGGTTACTGGGTATCTGATTCTTACTATATTTTTTTTAGATTTGTGTGAGTAGATAGTCGAACCAATATTGATATGGAACTCTTTTTCCTGCTCTAGCTCTCCATCAACAACTGAACGTATGGTAAGAGACTCAACCTTTTTATGCGTTAGTTTTATATCCATTGTTTTGTTCTCATTCCATGCTAGCAGTACACATTCTTAATAACATTTTTATCTGAATGTTCATTCCATTCATTACCAGATAATATATTCGATTGCTGAATCGAAGCGTTCATCCATATATTAATAAGTGGTTTCCCTTTCGGGATTCCATACTGTTCACATAGGTCTAAAAAGACAACGTCATGTTTGTGAGCGGTACGGATGAATCTATCCATAGCGACTGACTGGATAACGTCATCATGCTCATATTTAGTGAATGAGTTAGGGCCACCGCCAAATATTGTGGATGCTTGTTGTTGAGTTATTCCTAATTCTTTGCGAATTTCTTTTAATTCTTTACCAGTTAATAGGCCATCAACCTGCTTATGGAAAGCAGTAACAGACCTTTTATTAAACTTAGCATCGTCAGCAGTTGCTATTTCAGAACCACATTCATCACAGATAGAATATTTAGTATTTAAAGCTTTCTTTATGGTTTTGTATTCAAATTCAACAGATTCCACTGTCGAAATAAGGTGTCCTATTCCGCACACAGGGCATATTTCTTTTTTCATATTCACCTCAATGCTATAGATGGCAAGACACAGCTAGCAACAATACACCGTTTTGACCAACGCAAAACTTAACAAAATACTCATCTATAACTTCTTTGGATTGACTGTCTGACCAGACTCTTTTTTTATAAACATATGAATCGCATGCTACAAAATTGCCGTCAGGTCTATCAGTGCACCACTCTGAATCCTTATACCTACCAAGAGTAACCGCATCTTTAATTAGACTAAGTAACTCATCATTATCTAAACGAAGATTTGCAGTATCATTTTTACATTTCCTTGTCCAAGGAATGGCTTGAACTGCTGAAATGACTTGATCCTCAGTGTATAGTGGCCCACCTAATATCTTCCTAGAATCACCGTCCTCAGGTGGCGAGTTTTTATACTGACTTAAAATCTTTCGATTTACCATTATGGTAACTTCCCTATCTTCCTGTCAATAAAAATCCAACTTATTAATCAACCACACCCTAAAACGTGTCGTCACTCTGCATTGAAAACCGAAATCCAAGCAAAAGGCTCTTCTGCAAACTGTAATACTGCTCCAACTGCTAGCGCTATTATTAACATAACAATCAACAGTTTATTTTTACTGATGAGTTCTAATAATCTTTTCATTTCGAACCCTCGCTAACTATCAAAAGCAATCAGTAACAATAGAATGATATCCAGCACCGCTATAACAACTAGCAGTATCATTATGTTGGAGTTGGATATCAGCTCTAGCAGTTTCTTCATATTAAAACGTGTCGTCAGGCCATTGAGACTTAACCACTTTGCCTATAATCTGGCAGTTGCCATTAATTGGAATAAGGTCAAACCGTGGGTTTAACGGCTCCAGATAATCTTGCCCTGACTCTCTAATTAATCGCTTAAATGTGAATTCATCACCGTGTAATCTCGCTATGCAAAAATCACCAAAGTCTACATCCTGATCAGGGTCAACAAGTATCAGCATTCCTTCAGGGAAGCTCGGGCGTCCACCTTGTGGGGCTGTCATTGAGTGGCCTTCAACCTCTAACCAGAATGCGCTATCACTTGCCTTCTTGGCTGTTGGTATCCATGCGATGGCATCTTTCTCTGTATATGAATTGCTGTTTTCGGTAAATGATCCAGCCTGTACTTTAGAGAGTAATGGGTATTCATAGGTTGGTTCAACTCTACTAATCGACTCTTCATCAATGCTAATAGTGCCATCTTGATTTATAGTCGGGTTATTGACTCCAACATATGCAAGTATCCCAGCTATTTCACTAAATGCTGGTTCTCTCTTTCCTGTCATCCAATGCCCAACGGCACCTTTCGATACTGAAAAATGCTCAGCCAGATGATCGTATGTAATGCCCTTATCTTTCATGAGGGACTTGGCTAGTTCATACCATTTCATTTTCATAACCCAATAATACGATATGTATACATAAATGTAGACAGACAATGTGTATACTTTTATATTGAAATTACGGATACTTTATGTATACTCTCGTAATGAACAATAAGGAGGTTCAGATGAATTACATAAGCCGATATAGAAAAAAGCTTGGGCTTACACAGACAGATTTAGCTAAAGAGCTAGGCTGCACAAAAGGAAACATTAGCCATTATGAAAATGGCAGACGTAAAGCAGACCTTGAAGTATGCAGACAGTTAGTTAGCTTTTTTAACAATAACGGGATTAACGTCACTATCGATGACATTTTTCCGCCTAAAGCAGCATAGATTTACTCGCTCTTTAACATCTTATCCGCTCTCCTTGCAAACGGGAGAAAACTTAACTCACAGGATCGTGAGCAACGGACTAACTACGTCAAAAGGAATTTAACAAATGGACTACGCAATTTCACGCAACGTGCGAGCTATTGAGGCTCGTATTCGCAAAGGGATCATCTTAACCACACCTAAGCAAGTTGCTAAGGCTGTCGGTGTACACGAATCCCAAATCACTAGATGGCAAGCTGAGAACGGCTTTGTTGAGAAGGCAGCAAGACTACTAGATGCAATAGGGTTCGATGCGCCAATTCAAGATGTGATTATTCAGGGTGATGAGGCTAGGGCATTAATTCAGATGCTAGAGCATGTCAGATACCCAAAAAGAAAAACCTCAAAGGCGGCAACCGATGAGGCTCAGATGGAACTTATTTAAACAACAATCAATGAGGTAATTATGAATCAAATAACTACTTTAGTAAACATATACAACGGCGAAGTGACCATGAGCAGTCGTGAGATTTCAGACCTAACAGGAAAGAGACACGATAATGTAATGGCTGATATTCGCAAGATGTTGGTTGAAATTCAATCTCCTGAAAAGTTAGGAGATTACACGGACACCAAAAACCGAACGCAGCAAATGCTTCTACTCAACAAAGAAGAATGCCTATGTTTGATTTCTGGCTACAGCATCAAGTTAAGAATGGCGATTATTAAACGCTGGCAAGAACTTGAATCTCAAAAATCTCTCATCCCTCAAACGCTGCCAGAAGCTTTACGTCTGGCGGCAGACCTAGCAGAACAGAAACAAATCGTCGAGCAGCAATTAGCAATCGCAGCGCCTAAAGCTGAGTTTGTTGATCGCTACGTTCAAGCTACTGGCTTACTTGGATTTAGAGAGACAAGCAAGCTGTTAAAAGTGAAAGAGAATTTCTTTAGAGATTTTTTAATCTCAAAACGAATTATGTATAAGTTGGCTGGAAAATTAACACCTTACTCAGAGCACCTTGAAGCAGGACGATTTGATGTAAAAACAGGTGAGAATCAAGTAAACGGTCACGCTTATACACAAGTTAAATTCACGCCTAAAGGAATTCAGTGGATCGCTGGATTACTGGCAATGGAGCAATTGGAGGCAGCGTGAGCATGATATTAATGGCGAAAGCCATGCAGATAAAAGTAGGTAACCCATCGCGTAAATTAGTCCTAATAAAACTAGCGGATAATGCCAACGATAAAGGTAAGTGCTTCCCCTCATATCAACATGTTGCTGATCAGTGTGAAATGAGCAGAAGGAGCGTTATTAATCATATTGATGCCTTATGTGAAATGGGGCTAGTAAGAAAGACTTTTCGTGATGGTGAAAAGGGAAATTCTTCCAATGTTTATTTATTAAATTTAGATGAGCCAATCCGAACTTTACCTAGTGAAAATTCTGCACTAGGGGTAGTGAAAGATCTGCACCAACCTAGTGAAAATTCTGCACCACCCCCTAGTGAAAATTCTGCACCCAGAACCAGTCACTCTTTTGAACCAGTCAATGAACCAAAGAAAGGGGGATTTGATGTTAAAAATGAACCTATCCCTGATTGGCTAAATCGCGATACTTGGATGAGCTGGATTGAGTATCGAAAAGATATGAAAAAAGCCATCAAGACAAAGCAAACATTTAATCTGCAAATTAAGTTTCTGGCTGAATGTTTTGAGGAAGGGCACTCTCCCGATGAGGTGATCAACCAATCAATCGCAAACGGATGGCAAGGGCTGTTTAAGCCAAAAAATAACCCAGCACCTAAATATCCCAATCAACCGCAAGGTAGCTGGAATACACCGGAGGGATGGAGGGACTTCATTTGAAATCAAATTTAGTAGCCGCAATCAATAATCGTGACCCTAACGCGCTAGCTAGAATGTCACAAAGCCAAGCACCACAGAGAGTTATCAACCCTGATGCTGAAAACATGGTTGATATGTTATTCAAAAACCTGAAACAAATCTTTCCTGCCGCAGTAAATACCACCTTCAGGAATCCGAGTGATGAGTCTGACGCTAAGCGCCAGTGGATCGCCGCATTTGCTGAAAATGGAATTACGACCCGTGAGCAGCTTCAAAACGGGATGCGGCACGCTAGGGCTAGCGATAATCCATTCTGGCCTGCCGTTGGTCAATTCATCAAGTGGTGCAAACAGGAAGATTTCACTCAGCTTGGATTACCCACCGAAGCCGAACTATACGAAGTATTCAAAAAGTATTGCTCGGAACGCGGCTGGCGTAGGTTTAATTGGCCATCGAATGCCTGTTACTGGATTGTCACTAAAGTTTACTCAGAAATGCGAAGCCGCAACCTATCGGATTCAGAGGTTATAAAACTTTGCGCCTCCGAGTTAAAAGTCATGGCCAATAAAATCAAAGCGGGCGAGAAGATACCCGATCCGATGTTGCAGCTTGAAAGCGCAGTGATACCTACCAAACGCGACAAAGCGCTATCAATCATCGCTGACCTGAAAAACAAACACGGGTTCAAGTAACACACCAAATCATAAGGACTTCTAGATGAGCATATTATTTCACAAGGATAGAAATTGGCTTCAAACGCCACAAATCATAACTCATGGGTTGCTGATGGATAGCAAGCAAAGATCCCTATCAATGCCAGAGGAAAAACACCTTAACCGTAAAATTCGCAGTTGCTACCCAAGGGGAAAAACATACAAAAACCTTGAGAGAATTGAGTATTTCAGCAAGCGGGGATTCTAGGATGGAATATCTACGCGATATTTTAGGCACATTATTTTTCATGCTAGTTCCCATCACAGGCTTTCTATCGGTAGCTTTCCTGATTTATCACGATAAGCAAGGCTGGGGATGGTTGCTGTTCGTAGTGGTTGCTATTTCTGGCAGCTTAAAAATTAGTTATGGCAATTAAGCGAGGTATTAACCAGTGAAAACCAAGCAAACAAAAATGGAGCTAATTACATTTAGCAAGGGCGATGATGAGAGATTCAAGACTTACAAGGTTAGTCATTGGAACGGTGAAACTCGCCTAGAACAGGAAGTAATGGTAACTAAAAAAGCTTTCCTCAGTGGGTGGGAGGTTGGCTTAGACCTTGATGGCTTTCCTAAACTGGATTCAGAAGCAGATGCGTTATTAACGCTTGCAGACTGGCTAGAACGCATGGGAATAGCAATTCGCAAAGAAGCTAAGCGGGCAATTAAGCGAGGTGTTGAGTGATGAAAGGAACAACGTTAACAGAGCTGAACAAAGCCTACTTGCGACAAGGTAGATTTATAGCGGGTAGATACATTCATGCGAATGTTAAATATTTCAGACAGAGAACTGACGCAATATTTTTTGAGCACGAGCTAGCAGCTGATAAGCACAGACCACGCGGCAAAGCATATTTGCGATTAATGGAAATCGAGAATTTGGCTAACACGATGAAGTTTAAAGCGTTGCAAGAAAAAATTCGCCAGAGGGAGGCATCTAATGCAGGGAACTAATCTAATCGAATTGAACATTGCGTACCGATTTCAAGCTCTAAGACTTACCAGTCGAACGCTAAGAAACGGGAAATCTACTGTTAACCATTTTGTTTCAGAATACCGAAAAAGCTACAAGAAGCTCACTCCAAGAGGCAAGGCATTTAAAAAAATAAAAAATATTAACAATGCATTTTTCAAGAAGAGATTTGATGAAGAGTGCATGGAAATAAAAGGGGTTCAGAATGCAGGGAACTAATTGGGTTAAGACAAAAAGTGAATTACCGAAACTTCACGAGCCTGTATTACTAATCTATCACGGCAGAGTTTACAACAGTGTTTTCTACTTGCAATCGCATGATTCAGCCACTGGCTGGGTATGGTCTTTTGTGGATGATGATGACGCATTTATTTCATTGTATGGCGCAAGTCACTGGATGTACATCAAAGACATCCCACTCCCACCAATGCCAGAGGGTGAATGATGAACATCACCAAATTACCCATCGATAAAAAATTCAAAGCTAATGGTGAACTATCTAAACGCCTGCTGGAATTAATCCACGAATATGACGGCGACATAAGCTTAGCTGAAGCAATAGGGGTTATTGAGATTGTTAAGTTAACGCTGATCGGTGAACAGGAGAGCTAACAGTGAGTGATACGGAGAGTGATTTAAAAAACGTTGTTGTTTTCCCAATGAATGGCAACGAGGATTTAAAAAAGAAAATCGCATTCATTCATGATGAGACCAAGCCTAAAGGCGTCTGCTTTCATTCTGGCTATTACGTTAATGAGCACGAAAGGATAGTTAAATGCCGTGACTGCGGAAAGGTTATTGATGCCTTTGAATGCTTGCTATCAATGGCAAAAAATGAAACTAACTTAGTTCGTGATATCGAATATCTTCGCAAGGAAGAAAAACAGCGACGTGAAAATATCGATAAATTAATTCAAATAGAACGCAATGCCAAATCTAGAATTCGGAGAGCGAATAAAAATATAGGAGGTTAACTTGGAGAAAGCCACAAAGTTTCTTCTACGAAATAAACGAATACGAGATAACCTGATAACAGCACTGAACACCTTACCCCTCAACGAAGAATTCCCCATAGAAGTAAAAATCTCAGAATCCAGTCGAACACTACCGCAGAACGATATGTTTCATGCGCTATGTGGTGATGTGTCAAAGCAAATGACACTCAACAATGAACCACTGAAATTATGGCAGTGGAAAAATGTATTTGTGTCTGGTCACTGGATGGTTACTACGGGAGCGAAAGAATCACCTCTAATTCGTGGTATTGAAGGTGAGCTATTAAACATACGCGAGAGCACGTCTCAAATGGGCAAGAAGCGCATGAGTAGCTTAATTGAATACTCGACAGCTTGGGCGGTAGAAAGTGGCGTAAAGCTGCGTACAACTCGTTATGAATATAACTACTACGGTCACAGGGAATAACTCAAGGAGCAGCAAGAGAGATGACAGATAACGTAAATAACCCAGCTCACTATGCATCAGGCGGTATTGAGTGCATAGAAGCTATTAAGGCTAGCATGACCCATGAAGCATTCTTGGGATATCTCAAGGGCAATATACAAAAATACATCTGGAGATATGAAAAGAAAATTAATCCGGTCGAAGATTTGAAAAAAGCCCGTTGGTGCATGAATCGACTTGTTGATGAAGTGGAGGTAAGTCACCGTGAAATGCTTGCTAAATTCGATTGAATCTAAATCAATATTCGTAGTTACACACCAAAGCAAACCCAAGCCACCGCCAAGCAATATCACCTTTAACCCAATGAAATCAATCAATGAAAGCCGCCACATCCGAACAGCAAGGACGAGAAAATGACACCTCAAGAAAAACTAAAGCAACTAGATGAACGCTTAGATGAATTACACAGGGTAATTGATTATCTGAACGAATCGCGTCGGGAGTTAATAAACCGTCACAACCTAAACAAGGAGAAGTTATGACTCAGCAAGGCAAGAACGCGATTGAAATAATCAAAGCGGTTAGAGAGCTTGAATATTTCACCACAAAACAAGCGCAAAACATAACAGGAATCCCTTACTCAACGGCAAGTTACATTATCAGTCTAATGCGTAAATTTGCGGCTGTGTCAGTTGTAGGGAAAAGCAAAGGTACATTGAAATACAAAATATCACCTGATGCTGTGCAGATTGTTAAGCGTGAATTTACCGAAGTTTTCAAGCCAGCACCTAAGAAAATAAACGATGAAATAGTAGGTCGTGGAATGGTCTATGTCGAAAAAGCCAATGTGCAAGGTATGGGTAGCGCATTCCTAAAACGCATGGATTCTTTGTTGAGTGAGGTGAGAGCATGAAGAAACAATTATTCTTTGGCCTCATTGTTGGCCTAATAGTTACCGCTGTTTGTATTTTCGTGGAGGCTGTTAAATATGGCTAAGGCTAAAAAGCCGAAGCTGAAAACCTGTAAAGAATGCGATAAAGAATTTACTCCCTACCTATCAACTCAAAAAGTCTGCTCTACATCCTGCGCAATACTATACGGACCCAAAGAAGTTAAACGAGCTGAAGATAAGGCCCGTCGAAAGAAACTATCTGAGGAGCGTAAAATATTGCGGGCCCGCAAGGAAAAGCTAAAGACAAAATCAGACTGGAACAAAGAGGCCCAAGCGGCAGTAAACAAATACATATTCTGGCGTGATTATGGCCAGCCGTGTATTGCTTGTGGTAGGCCCTTAAATTATGGGGTAAGAGGTGGGTTCGTAGATGCAAGTCATTACAGGTCAAGAGGTACGGCAAGTCATTTAAGGTTTAATCTTCTCAACATTCACGCTGGCTGCGTTCACTGCAATAGGGACCTGTCAGGCAATTTAATTCCATACCGCATTAATCTCATCAATAAAATCGGCGAAGAGCTAGTAACACGCTTAGAGCACGATAACTCGGTCCGTAAATTCGATATCGAATATCTCAAGCGAATGAAAGCAATATTCACTCGTAGGGCCCGTTGGTATGAGAAAAGGCGAAAACAACTCATGGAGGCGGCTTAATGTTCACTGACATAAGCGCAGCAATTGAAGAGGCTAGATGGTCGAGAGTTAGAAATGGCTACGATTATGCAGTAGTTCAAATTGAGCGCGGAATAATGAAAGTCCATCAACTTAGATGGTTAGGTGCTAACTCTAAATTGCGAATTATGTTTTCCACTAAAGATGATGGAAGCGGAACAGTATTGCCGGAGGTAAGATGAGCTACATCGGAGAGAAAGAGTTAACAAAGGAACAATTCGACTGGCTTAACGGATGGCTTGAATTGTGGGGCGCTTGGGTTCACTCAGGTCGATTGAATGTACGCATGATAAACATGATTTATAAATTCATGCGAACAGTAGAGCCAAACAGTACACCATCCAGACCAATGTGCAGTGACGATGAAGGAATGTTGATTTCTCAGGTCGTAGATTCAATCATCGCCACTGACGAGCAGGCTTATAAAATATTGCTCAGCTATTACGCCCATGGGGCATCCAAGCTTTCAATAGCATCTTACTACCATAAGGTTGCAAATCCCCGCAAAATGAACACAAGGTCAGGAGGAAAAGTAAAGGTTCCATCATTGCGAACCTGTCGACGTGAAGTAGACGAAAAACTGAAAGCTTGCCAGTGGTTATTGTACGAACCTCTACGAAATGCAATGAACAGTCGTAAACGTGTAGCTAAAATTAAGAAAATAAGTGAACTTTGCTATTGACAGCAATGACCAAATGGACAATACTTATCAGGTAAGCTGCCTTAACTGTTCTTAGGTTGGCTTAACCACATAAAGTACTACCGTGTATAGCCCACGTTGCTCGATACAGCGTGGGTTTTTTATTGCCAAAATTCCAACCTGTAAGTAATCCTTACAAGTTCACATTCAAGAGGTCGCCTAGTGCGGCCTTTTTTCGTATACGCCGCCACAGAATTCTAATCACACACTTAATTGACGCATAGAGATTGTGCGCGGCTATCTATTAACTAAATTCCTCCAACGTAGGGGGTGAGTATGAAATGTATGAATAACACTCCTGATTGGCTGGATCATCTACTTAGTTGGCTATCTTCAGCAAAAGAGCAAGCGGCTGCGGCTGGTCTGGCTGGAACTGTTGCAATACTGCGTGGCATGTATAACGGCGGTGGCTGGAAAAAGACCCTGCTAGATGGTGCGCTGTGTGCATTCTTCGGATGGTTCGCTAAAGACTTACTAGCAGCTATGGGTATGAACCCTGAATTTGCTTATTTCACTAGCGTACTGATTGGTTACTGGGGCGTAGAAACGCTGAGCAAAATGATTAAAGGTAAGGCGGGGGTGAATAATGACTGAACCTAAATGGCTAACTGAAGCTAGAAAAGAAATTGGCGTGTCTGAGCATACCACTGAAGGTTCGAAGGCAATCGACCAAATGTGGATTGATAGCAAGTTGCGTGGCCTAGTTGGAACCGCACGTAAAGTTCCTTGGTGTGCTGGCTTCGTCAATGCCATGTTAGAGCGTGCTGGTATTAAATCCCCTCGTAAAGATGCTTCAAGTTCATACGATACTTTCGGGAAAAAGCTAACAGAGCCTAAATATGGTTGCATTGTTCGCTTTTCACGCTCAGGCGGTGGCCATGTTGGTTTCTGTGTCGGTAAAACTGCAAATGGTTCACTTCTTATCTTAGGTGGTAATCAATCAGACGCAGTAAACATCAAAGCGTTTGGAACTGACCGAGTTGTTGCTTATGGCTGGCCTGATGGTGTTGAAGTAGATAACCGACCTTTGCCAATTGGTGATGCTGCGCTGTCAGTGAAAGAGTCATGATATGGACTGGAAAGCGACCGCGATAGTGTTAATCGGCGTTATTGTTCTGGGTGGTTTACTTAATTGGGAAGTTAATAAAAACCAAAAGCTCACCAATGAAAATGAGCAACTTAATAGCCAGCTTTCAGAACAAATAGCCATAAATGTGGACTACGAAAAGCGCATTAACTCTCTTCACGAACTCGACACTAAACACACAACGGAACTCACAAATGCAAAAGCTGAAATTGATAAGCTTCGCGATGATGTTCGCTCTGGTCGCAAGCGGGTGTACATTAACGCCGAGTGTCCAAAGCCCAAAGCGAATACCACCGAAAGCGGAAGCAATGAAAGTTCCGCACGACTTAGTGAAGCAGCTGAACAAGATTATTGGCGTCTCAGAGAAATGATGGCTGAGAACGAAAAACAAACATTGTATTTGCAGAATTACATAAACACGGAATGCCCTGCTAACTAGCGGGGCTTTTTAATGCATAACCCCGACAAGGTTAGATAATTTGTTAAACCGATAAAGAGGTGATCCAAATATCTTGACTGCTAGGAACAGACTAGAAGTGGCTTAGCAGAGTATCGCTAGGCTGCGAACTAAATCGCATTTCACCGCTCATTCACAGAGCAATTCTAAAACGTCGAATCCAATCACTTTGATATGAGCCTTCGAGGAAGTCAGTTATAGCTGGCGAGCTTCGACGGGCTGATTTTCTATGTGAACGAGGGTTCATTTCAAATGTAGGTAATACGTATGAATAATTTAATGGTAGTTAATGGTATTGATTTTCGCGAGCTTGTATTTCTAAGCGGCTCAAATGCAGAAACAGACACATTCAAGGTGGCTTTAGCATTTAAGAAAAGTCACAAGGATGTATTAAGGAAGGCAAGGTCAGTCATTAAGTCGTGTTCGCCTAGTTTTGCAGAGCGCAATTTTACGCTTTGCCATGAAAACAATAACTTACAGAATGGTAAGCCTCAGCCATTTTACAAAATGACCCGTGATGGCTGGATGATGTTAGTAATGGGATTTACTGGAGCCGAGGCCGTAAAGCTTAAAGAGGCATTTATCAATGCCTTTAACTGGATGACTGATGTTATTACCAAAAATATCCGCACCATGGAGCAAGAGAGAAACGAAGTAATTCTTGAATTCATCAAAGAAAAAGATGTGGCTAGCATGTCAGGCCGATTACTAAATAGGTGGGGCAGGGTTAAAAAGCCTCAGCTCCTTAATCGCATCGCAGAGATAGAAGAAAAAGGCCAATTATTTTTACCAAATATGCAGTAGGTCGAGAAAAAGTCACAATTGATGACTCTTGGTGTATCATGACTTCACGGCAATTTTTGTTTTACTTATTGAGGTGAGTATGGTTTTTTCTAGAGTTAAAACTTTCTATCTTAGCAGGAGTGGTCAGGGTGATAATGAAGGCTTGGTTCGATACGATGCTATCACCATTAGTGATGACGAATATCTTATAAATGTTCTCCATAACCACCCGACAGAAGGGGCTCAGGTTATGGAGTTTAGTTATAAAAGGGATGAATACAACGAAAAGCATAATATTGGTAAAAATATGATTCGCGATGTTATGCCGCCAACCTTTGATGACGCAATGATTGAAAGGTGCGCTAAGCACAGAGATTCCCTAAAATAGATCTAGCAATAGATAAAAAATTGAATATTCAAGCCAAGCCACCTTCGGGTGGTTTTTTATTACCTAAAGAAAGGCAATTTATGACTACTGAACTAACAGCAAAAGAGAAAATCCGCTTAGGCTTGCTTAAGCTGACTAGTAACAACACTACAGCAACAGCACGAGCTATTAAGCTAATTAAAGATGAACAATTGGAATATGAATTATTCTGCCAACTTTGGTCAACTCAAATGGACAATGGGGATACGGTAACGAAAGTTGACTCTGTCTATCAGCGAGTGCAAGAAACAAAGAAAACGTTATTCAACGATGAAGTAGCAGAATAACCAATTTATAAAATTCTACAAACGTCATTCATAGAGTGGCGTTGATAGAGATTTATATAAGTTTATATCGTCAAAGGTATCACTGATTACCGAGGATATATAAGCGCAACCAGTTTAATGTTCTGATTGAGGTGTGTATGGAAATAAAAAGTAAGCCACATCTAAAATTAACGCCACAAGGCTGGCATGCAAAAGTAAATCATTCATTCTTTGGTTTTCAATCTCAAGCGAATGCCCTTGGTGAAACGCCAAGTAAGGCAATGAAAAATCTGAATGAGTTCTTGGTTGAGTTGAAGGGATAAAGATTATGGCGACTAAAACAAAAATGGGTCGCCCAAGTAAATTTGCAGAGAGTTTAGCTAAAGCAAAAGAATACTTAATGGGCGGATATGAAACGGTTGGTGATGTTGTGCCAAGTGTGGCTGGTCTAGCCTGTTATTTAGGCGTATCACGTAAGACCGTTTATGAATGGGTAAAAGAAAGTACCGACTTAAGTGACACGTTAGAAGGCATTCTAGCAATGCAAGAAAACAAGCTCATAAACAAGGGGCTGAATGGCGATTTCAACCCAACAATAACTAAGCTAATGCTTGCCAATCATGGATACAGTGAGAAGCAGGAGGTTGACCACAAATCCTCTGATAGCTCAATGTCACCAACAAAAATAGTTCTGGTTGCCGGAGGTAACAATGACGGTAGCGAGGATTGAAATACCGCCTAAATTAATTCCAGCATTCGAAGGTAACTATCGCTATCGCTGCTCACATGGTGGGCGTGGTTCTGCAAAGACAAGAACGTTCGCACTAATGACAGCTATCCGTGGCTACATGGCGGCAATGAATGGTCAATCAGGCGTAATACTTTGCGCTCGTGAGTACATGAACTCACTAGAAGAATCATCAATGGAAGAGGTTAAGCAGGCGATTAGGTCTGTTCCTTGGCTAAATGATTTCTACGAACTTGGCGAGAAATACATTCGTACTAAGTGCCGCTCTGTTAGCTATGTATTCGCAGGGCTCCGGCATAATTTAGACAGCATCAAATCTAAGGCAAGAATATTAATCGCATGGGTTGATGAAGCTGAATCAGTATCAGAAATAGCGTGGACAAAACTTGCTCCTACGGTTCGTGAGGCTGGCTCTGAAATATGGGTGACATGGAACCCTGAGCGAGACGGTAGCGCGACAGATAAGCGATTTAGAAAGAATCCTCCTGACAACGCTGTCGTGGTTGAGATGAACTACGATGATAACCCGTGGTTCCCGTCAGTGTTAGAAGATGAGCGGCTAAATGACCAAGCCAGACTAGACTCTGCTACTTATGCGTGGATTTGGGAAGGCGCTTATCTTGAAAACTCTGATAAGCAGGTATTGGCAAATAAATACGTTGTTCAATCATTCCCTGATGACTTATGGCAGCAAGCAGATAGATTACTTTTCGGGGCTGACTTTGGTTTCGCTAAAGACCCTAACACTCTGCTACGCCAGTTCATTCTAAATGACTGTTTGTATATCGAATATGAGGCTTATGGCGTGGGTGTTGAACTTGACCATATGCCAGAGTTTTACGACAAAATACCAGAAGCGCGTAAGTGGCCTATCAAAGCTGACTCCGCACGACCAGAAACTATCAGCTATTTAAAGCGGCAGGGTTTCAATATTTCAGCCGCTAAAAAGTGGCAAGGTAGTGTCGAGGACGGTATTACCCATTTGCGTGGCTTCAAACAAATCATTATCCATCCTCGCTGTAAAGAAACAGCAAAAGAAGCCCGCCTCTACTCATACAAAACAGACCGGATCACTGGTGAAGTATTGCCTGTGATTTTGGATGCTAACAACCACTGCTGGGATGCTGTTAGATATGGGCTTGATGGGTACATCGTTCAGAAGTCAAAAGGTGCATTTTATTTTTAAAGGGGAATTTCAGTGACAACACAAAAAGAGGGGCTGGAATTGCTCGTTAATAGTGTTGCTGACATAGCCAGAGGTCGTGCGCTTTATGCGTCTGGCGGTGTATCTAGCAATACAAAGAGAACCAACCTTTATGACGAATTTGGCTACCCAACGCGCTTGGCGTTTCGTAATTACTATGACACATATGAGCGTAATGCTGTGGCTCATTCGGCTGTGCATCGACTACTTGATGATTGCTGGCAAGATAAGCCAACGATTATTGACGGTGATGAGTCGAAGGAAAACAAAGAAACAACAGCATGGGAAGCCTCGGTAACAAAGCTGCTCAAAAAGCACTGGGCCCGCATTAAAGATGCTGATCGTAGAAATATGGTTGGTCGATATTCAGCGTTACTTATCCAACTCAAAGATAACAAAGAGTGGAGCGAACAAGCTGATTACAGTGAGATTAAAAAGCTTAAAGAAAAAGCGCTGGTTAATCTTATACCACTATGGGAGCCGCAAATAACTGTCGCTGAATGGGATAATGACATTACATCGGAAACTTACGGGCAGCCGAAAATGTTTAACTTTGATGAGCGACCAGTTGGCGAAAACGAATTGCAGGGACCAGCAAGGCAAAAGCTCATTCACCCCAGTCGAGTCATTATTCTTTGCGAAGGTGCTGATGATGGAAATATGTTTGCTGGCATACCGTTGCTTATGGCTGGGTTTAATAAACTACTGGATATTGAAAAGATATCAGGCGGCAGCGCTGAAGGGTTCTTGAAAAATGCTAGTCGCCAAATAGCCGTTGAGTTCGATGCTTCTACTGAAATGGATAGCATCGCTCAGGCAGCATTAACAGCAGGATATAAAGACCTTGGCGAAGCGATGACGGATAAAATAAACAAGTTAAACCGAGGCACTGACTCAGCAGCGGTCATGCAAGCAGGTAAAATGAATGTCCTGTCTGTTGCTGCCGCAGACCCCACACCGTCATGGGAGGTAGCTGTTAGAGAGTTTTTAACCACTATTCGCATCCCTTTTTCTGAGTTCTTAGGTACTCAAACTGGTGTGCTTGCAGGGGATAAAGACGGGGCAGCATACGGTAAGCGCTTGAATGGTCGTCGCTGGGGATTCTTAACACAATATGTTACTGAAATTATCGAAAGACTCTGGAAATTAGGCGTTATTGACCCACCCATCAGTGGAGAGGTAACGCTTGCTTGGTCAGACATGTTAGCGCCTAGCGAGTCAGACAAAATCGATAACATGCTTAAAATGGCAGATGTTGCCACTAGAACACAGCAAGCATTTGGGGCGTCTGCAATAAGCCCTAATGAAATACGGGCTGTTGGTGAGCTTGAGCCATTGGAAGACGAAGGAGAGTCACCAGAGTCAGGACCCAAAGGAGACCCATTAGTCGATGATGAAGAATCAAAAGATAGGGTCACCGATAATACCAAGGAATAAGGCTGACCCGACACAATCAGGGCGGCAAGTTAGAAAGATGTTCCGTGATATTGATAATCGGTATTACGAACTCAAGAAAGCACTCAAGCAACTATTCGACCTGTCATTTACTGGCAGAGAGAAAACGCAATCACCAACTCAAAGTTACATACTCGCTAAAAACGCACAGAATGAGCCTGATTCGCTTTTTAAGGTTAACGCTGGCGTTTATATATATGACCTAGCGGAACGTCCTACAGAGTACGCTAGATTCCTCGAAAGACTGCAATCAATACTTGATGACTACCTTCTCGAAGGTGGCGACGAGCGATTGTGGGCTTTTGGGTATGTATCGGATGAGTATGAACGCGGCACATTGAATGCTTACACTAACTTAGCCGTACAATCCGAAGTCTACGCACAGCAAACAACACTCACTTATCTACTGTCGCAGCCTGCTTATCAAAATCAGGTTGCAGCTGCGTTTATCTCTACTTATAGCGATTGGCGCGGCTTGTCTGATGCTGCACGAACCGACCTAGCAAATGTAATCGGCACATCGATAGCCAGAGGCATAAATCCACGCGAAACAGCGCGGATAGTTAGCCAACGTTTAGATGTATCGATGACCCGAGCAAAGGCGATAGCGCAGACAGAGCAAGTAGGCGCACTTCGAAGGGCAAACTGGAACGAAACCACATGGGCTAGCGAAAGGTTAGGGCTGAAAACTGGCATCTTATGGATATCAGCACTCAAACCAACTACTAGGCCAAGTCATGCAGCACGTAGCGGGAAGATATTTTCTGTTGAGGAAGTGGAGTATTTCTACTCAATCAATGGCAATCGCTATAACTGCTACTGTGGCAATCAGCCAGTATTGCTGAATGAAGATGGCACACTGCATAACCCTAGCATTTTAGACAGGCTCATTCAGTCGCGTGATGAGTGGGAAGAAAAGCGACAGGAATCAACAAGCAATTCATAAAGAGGCCAACACATGAAGCTATCCAGCATTCATGTTAAATCACTGGCTGTCAATTCCTCCAATATCTCAACTGAAACTATCGATGGTGATGAGCATATCGTCATTCGCGGCGTTGTGCCTGTTATCGATGATGTTGTGATGAACGGGGGTTTATATCCAGCCAGTGAGATTAACAGTAGTTTTAAATCGATGGAGGGAAGGCAGTGTCCATACGGTCATCCTAAAATCGGCACTGATTATGTATCGGCAGATATGCCCCGAGCGGTAAATCAATATCACATTGGAGCATGGGCTGAAAACGTCCGTAAGGATGGCGAAAAGGTTATCATGGATGTGAAAGTTAATCGTCGTTTTGCTGATGGCTGCGAGAAGGGGAAAGAATTCCTATCCCGAATTGATGACATTATCGCGGGCAATAGTTCCGATCCCATTCATGTTTCAACGGGGTTATTGCTCCAGCGCGAACAGAATAAAGGCAAGTCAAAGGGTAAAGCCTACACATGGGTCGCCCGAAACATGCACTTTGACCATATCGCCATTTTACCCGCATCAGAACCAGGAGCAGCTACGCCAGAAGATGGCGTGGGAATGTTCGTGAATAGTGAGGGTGAGAAGCTAGAAACTGAAACAGCAGAGCTGATTGATGCGGCAAACTGCACGCAAGAAGGCTTATTCAACAAAGCTAAGTTCTTTTTCGCTAACAATTCATTCTCATTTGAAGATATCTATTCCGCATTACGCGCGGCATTACGCAACGCCTCTAGCGGCGATGATTGGCCTTATCCAGAAATGGTATGGCCCGATAAATTCATTTACTACAAATCAGGTAAAACCTACCAACAAAAATACCTCATGAACGATGACGGAGACGCCGAACTCGTTGGTGAGCCTATCGAAGTTGTGCGCAAGCCAACAGAGTACGAAGTTAAAACCAATAAGGAAACTAACCCGATGAAAGAAATCATCACGAATGCGCTGAAGGCGAAAGGCATCGAAACAGAAGGTAAATCTGATGCTGAATTACTGGACGCGTACAACCAAATGAACGCAGAAGAAAAGAAAGAGGAAACGCCAGAAGAGAAAGCTGCGCGTGAGAAAAAAGAGAAAGCGGAAAAGGATAAAGCCGATACCGCGAACAACAGTGAACTACAGCAACAAATCACAGCCGCTGTAAATGCTGCTATTGCCCCACTTCAAGCGCAGTTAAACGCCAACGCAGACAAAGAAGTAAATGCTATGCGTGAAGCTGTGAAAGCTAAATTCGGCATGTCCGACATCGCGGTTAATGCGCTAAGTGGTGACCCACTGAAAGAGCTTTACGCTCAATGCAATGTATCGCATGGCCTGAACGGTTCATTCCAACAAGTCAATTCCTCTCAATCAGTTTCAGATATGCCGGAGTAAAACATGGCGAATAAAAAACGTGTAATTCATGCGGGTGGTGTATTTCCTAATCCGCTATTAAATCGTGAAGGTGCGGCAGCAGTTGATACCAAGGCGGGTATTATCGGTTTCTATGATGAAACTACCGCTAAATTCACGCCATCAGTTGATGGTAAAGAAGCGAATATTTTGTATGTGGCCAACTTTGATTATCTACGCTGCCAAACGGTTGATGATGTAATCAAGGCGGGCGATTGGGTTGTTGCAATTCAACCAATGCAAGGTTTGTTCTTAAATGTGCGTGCCGCTGCTGGTACATACAAGAAAGGTCAAGCGGTTATTGTTGCTAACGGTCAAATCACACTGGCAACGGGTGCAGAAGGCGAAGCAGTATTTGCCTATGTCGAAGAAGATACAGCATTAACCGCTGAAGCGGGTGATCTGGTTCGTGTTGTGTTCAAGTAAGGAGAACTGAATGTTTTATTTTTCAACTAAGAAGGCAACCGAAACGGGAAACCTTGAAGCCAACCAAGCTCAATGGGATGCGTTAAGCTTAGAGCGAAACTCATCTGCTGAGGCTGTGGCAGCTTTTATTGCTCGTGCTCGTAATGTGCCTGTTTTAGATGCTGCCAATGCAGTGGACGACATTAAACGCCTGTACAAAGCGTATGACCAGACTGTGTTAGCTGAATTCCAGCCAAACACTGAATTCACTTTGTTAAACGACCTTATGGGGCTATCTCGTTCAGTTCGTATTGATGAGTCGGTCTATGAGTATGCGCGTAAAGGCGGTGGGGGTGTGGCTCACACGTCAATGAGTGGTCAGGTCGGTGCATTACTTGAGGCTAGCGCTTATAGCTTCGATGGAACAATGGTGCCAATTCATGACACTGGCTTTAAGTTCACATGGCGTGACCCGATTTTCGGCAAAGGCTCTGCACTGGCTTCTTTATCTGATGCTCAGAAAGACTCTGTTGATACTGTTCGTCGTAAGTACCTCGATTTTATCTGGAATGGTTTCCGTGATGCTGCGGGTAACTTTATTGCGTTTGATGGTAAGACGTTTAAAGGCCTACGTAGTGATGAGCGTGTAGCTCAAGTGACATTGAATATCAATTTCGCAACTGAGCAAGATGGCAAGAAAATTCGCACTGAAATCATCAAACTGCGTGACGTTCTGAAGCTGCAAAACCTGCAATATGGTGAGCAAACTTGGTATGTCTCAGGCGAAATCCTGTCTAACTGGGAATCTGTCTACTTCGATGTTAACCAAACCCGCACCATTCTTGAAGAAATCAAGAAAATCACGGGCATTAAAGACATCAAAGAAGACTATGAGCTGAAAGGTAACGAAGTTCTGATTGTTCCGCTGGGCGCTGGTGTTATCGCTCCTATCGTAGGTCAGGCATTCGGTACTGTTGCAGACCCTCGCCAGTTCTACAACTCAGACTACGTATGGCGCACATGGGGTGCTGCTGGCCTGATGGTTAAGCAAGATATCGCTGGTCACTTCTCAGTTATTCACGCTAAAGGCGCATAAGGGGGATTCATGGCACTGGTAAAGGTTATTTCAAGTAACTTCTTTGCTGGTGCCGACCTCAAAAAACAAGAGGTTGGCGCTCAGCTGGATGTCTCAGAAGAAACCGCCGAAACATGGCTGCTGGCTGGTCTGGTCGAGCGAATCGAAGAGCGAAAACTCGAAGTCGCCACACCAGAGAAGAAAAAGGGTAAAGGTAAATCAGATGGTGATAACACTTGATGATGTAAAGCCAATGATAGCCGAGCTTGGGTTTACATTGCCTGATTCCGTGCTGTTGTTGCTACTGGATCAAGTGAATGCAAAATCTGAATGCTTGGCGGCTAACTATAATGAGTCTCTGCAAAAGCTGCTTCTAGTTTATGCGCTGGTTCGCCTTGCCTCATTGTCTGGTGCTCGAAAGATATCATCACAAGGCGCTCCTAACGGGGCGTCACGTTCGTTTACTTATGACTCAGCTGGTACGGATTATTTACTGAAACAGTTGAGAGCATTGGACACGGCAGGGTGTTTATCTACATTACCACTGGCGAGTAAATCGGTTGGGTTCTTTGGTGTAGTAGGGGGTTACTCGTGAGCAATACTGCTAACTGGTCATACACAAACGTAGCAACTATTTACCCTGTCATTCGTGGCGGTGGCAAATGGGATGACACAATCACATATGGCCCGCCTTATCTTATCGATTGCACATGGCAATCTAGCAATGAAGTTG